GGCATCGAAAGATGTAGTTAAAAACTACCAAACTCAAGACACAAAAAAAGCCCAGAACCGTGAGGCTCTGGGCGATTGATTAGATAAATAAAATTGCTAACGTAAACAATGTTATTCCCGAGGTGTATCCAAGGTAAAAGAAGATAGTGTATGTCCAACCCCAAGCACGAACTTGTTGTGATAAGAGGCGTTTAACTTCCACAAAATATTCCATTCTTTTTCTCCGAACGTTTCGATTACATAATCTTTATGGCGAAGTAATTGTTGACGCGAAACCCGCGCCAACAACCCCAGTGAAAACTTACTGGCTTTCTTCATTAGTCAGCCTTGCGAACAAGAGTAAAACCCGCTGACTTGGACAGCGCCTCAAAATCTTTCAAGACAGTGTCAACGTCAAAGCTATCAGGAAGCTTGTCAGTATCCGCGCCGATTACCGCGTTGAACAACTTGTTCGTTTCCTCAGCTAGGCGTTCAATCAACGTGCGAGTTTGATTACCACCAGATGCGACACGTGCTTCCTTGCGTTGGAATTTGGCAAGACCATCTTTATAGTCTTTAATGATGCGCTTTACGCGACCATCCCAGTAATTCCAATTCTTGGCTCGACCTTGCGAGTTGAACCTAGTACCGTCATGATCCGCAGCAATTTTGCCGTCGGCCTTGGCAGCGCCAAGCTTGAGCAATGTCCGCGCATCATTTGGAAAGCGCAGCATGATAGTACCTTTGAGCTCGGTCAATTGCTCGGGAGACATTGTCTCCTTGGTGAAGTCTATACCAAGGTCAATTGCCTGTTGGTATATAGCCTTGCAAGACCTTGTAGCCTTGGTAGTTGCAGCGCCATGCGCTTTGATTGATCCGATGAAATCGGAAGTAAGAACGATATTAGACATGTGATGTCCTCCATTGTTTATCGTTAAGGTTAATGTCAGTGGCTTCATTGCCGCCTGACAAGATCTTTATACGTGTTTTGTCGTACCTTGTCACAGTATCGCGTAGTTTATAACTACAAAACTTGTTATATCGTAGTTTATAACTACATATCGTGACCCCACCTACCCCCAACCCCCCCTTATAGCGACACACCTCGCATATCTATATAATACTATTCCACACAAAAATTTACGTTTCCCATTAATTGCGAACAATATAACCTAATGATATCAATGAGTTAGCTACCCCCCACCCCTTTTCGGTACAGTTCGTACCCCCACCCCCCTACATATTCAAAAAATATAATATGAGTCCCAGATTGATATATTGAAAAAATTTTTTATAATAAGGCAAACAAGGTGGGTAAGATGGCAATACATATAGAACCGGAGAAGGGGGTCAAAATGCGTCCTCCTCCAAAGATTAGAGACTTGGCAGTAAAGGCGAGCGCTGCTGCGGAAACGGCAAAGCTGCTACATGAGAAGGGGTTGGAGATAAAGCCAAATGCAGAAGATAAAGATATTGCAGCTACCCTTGCTGTGTCCTATGCCGAAGACCCTGAGAAGACTTCTAAGGCAGCAACGCCGAATCGGGTGGCGAACTTGACTCCTGCGACGTTGTTAATGACGGATAGAATACTCAAGGACTTTGGGCACTCTGTGGTCAAGTCGGCGACGCAGGTCAGATACCTTGTGACAAACAAGCTGATCGAAGAGACCGAGAACCCTGATCCACGCATACGCATACGTGCGTTGGAGTTGCTAGGTAAGGTTAGTGATGTGGGTCTGTTTGCGGAGAAGTCAGAAGTAACAATAACACATCAGACTACGGATGACCTGAAAGAGAAGCTCCGTGAGAAGTTAACACGACTGGTAAATCCAGAACCTGAGATAGAGGACGCCATTGTGGTTGAGGGTAAAGTCATCGACGTGGACAAAGAGTTAGGGCTAGACGATGAGTGACTTAGCTGTCCTAGCCAAAGATATGGATTTCTCAGATGCTGACATTCAGCATATGCTAGACAACCTAGACTCGTTTAACTCCGATGAGTTGGCAGAGATAGATAAGATTGTAGGAGAACTCTCTACGAGGCAGGACAACAAAGCAGCTCATGATGACCTGATAGAGTTCTGTAAGAGGATGCAGGCTGACTATAAAGTTGGTAAGCACCATCGGATACTGGCGAACAAGCTCATGTCCTTGGAGGATGGGAGCAAAGACCGTGTCTGTGTGAACATACCACCCCGTCATGGTAAGTCACAGCTTGTAAGTATATTCTACCCCGCTTGGTTTCTTGGGCGGAATCCCGGTAAGAAGGTGATGATGGTGTCACACACCACAGACCTCGCGGTAGACTTTGGGCGGAAGGTTCGTAACCTGATCGCCTCTACAGAGTATACAGAGATATTTCCAGAAGTCTCACTTGCTATAGATAGTAAGTCTGCTGGTAGATGGAACACAAATTTTGGAGGTGAGTATTTTGCGTGTGGTATTGGTTCTGCTCTTGCTGGGCGGGGTGCTGACCTCCTGCTCGTTGACGATCCCCATTCTGAACAAGATGTCATTAACGGAAACTTCTCTGTGTTTGAGAAAGCATATGAATGGTTTACCTTTGGTGCACGTACCCGTCTTATGCCAGGTGGTCGAGTAGCTATTGTACAGACACGTTGGCACATGGATGACCTCACAGGTCGTGTGACTAACGATATGGTGAAGAACGAACTGGCGGATCAGTACGAAATTGTAGAGTTTCCTGCTCTGCTGGACGCTGAAGATGACGATGGCAAGCCGATTATGAAGCCATTGTGGCCTGAGTTCTTTGATTTAACAGCTTTAGAGCGCACAAAAGCCTCTATGCCTGTGTTTCAATGGAACTCGCAGTACCAACAGAAGCCTACAGCCGAGGAAGCATCGATAGTTAAGCGGGAATGGTGGGGTAGATGGCCTAAAGATCAGCCTCCGCACGTAGAATATGTGATTATGTCGCTTGATGCAGCCGCAGAAAAGCATAATCGTGCCGATTACACTGCATTAACCACGTGGGGAGTGTTTTTTAACGAAGATGAGAACGCACATCACCTAATTTTATTAGATTCTATCAAAAAACGGCTAGAATTTCCCGAATTGAAGCAACTTTCTATGGATGAGTACACAAAATGGGAGCCAGATGCGTTTATTGTGGAGAAAAAGTCCGCAGGAACGGCTATTTACCAAGAAATGAGGCGTATGGGACTACCTGTGCAGGAGTATACACCCCACCGTGGCACAGGTGACAAGCTTGCAAGGCTTAATTCTGTGGCAGATATCATTGCATCGGGTATGGCGTGGGTGCCAGCGACTCGTTGGGCTGATGAATTGGTCGAAGAGATAGCGGGATTCCCGTTTATGTCTAACGATGACCTCGTTGACAGCACGGTTATGGCATTATTACGCTTTCGTCAGGGTGGATTCATTCGTCTTCCGACTGACGAGTGGGAGGACGACGCTCCTTACTACCATAAGAGAGAGTACTACTAGCGTATCGTTCCGCTATACCTTTGTCTCTACACAGGATAACAACTCTACCTGTGTCATCATACACTACCCAACGGTGATGTTTCGTTTCAACCGCTGTCACAGCTCTATTTTAATGCACACAACCTTTGATTTTTCGTTTGTTACAAGAACTTTAGCTTCATCTTTGGCTATCTCGCAGACTTCTTGTTTGGTGTAGCTGCCAATATGATAGTGTTCAAATTCATTACCACTAGCCGCGCTTGTTGTTAATTGAACCCATAACAATACCCACATCTACCACCTACCTTGCCATTGACCTAGCAGATAGAAGGAAACAAACAGTATACTTCCACTTACTAAGAATATTACAAAACCTATTGCAAAATTTATTAATGCGTCCATTTGCTCTTGCTTACGATACAGCTCATCCTTGCGCTGTTTACGCATCCTTGCCTCTATGGACAGGACTTCTTTCCACGCACTAGGACCATACGTCCAACTGATGTGATCTTTTATCTCTGCCCGCATCTGCTCCATCTTTTTCTTATTCGCAAAGATCTCTATAGCAGTCTCTTCATCAGATCCTTTGAATGTCTTCTTCCAGAACGGAGGATTCTTTTCCCGCTCTTCTATGTTTGTAAAGTCAGAAAAAGCCTTACCCCAGTTGGCAAGCTGTCCTGTCATTTGTTGTAAATCTTTGCCTGCACCAATAGCCGCCTTTAATCCCTTAAAAGCACCTGTTGCCATTGCGACACAACTAATCGGATCGATAATTACACCCTAACCGAATATCTCCCGTCTTCAGACCTTCTCTGCTAGTTTATCTATCTTTCCTTCTAATCTAACCAGATGGTCTACCACCCTAGACAGTTCTGATTGATGATCTTCTCGCTTGATATAGCTTTCACGAGTCATGTTTAACAAAATGTTAAGTCGTTTTAATTCACTATTCATCTGGCCTATCCACCATGCCATAGGTGCTACAACTAGAGTAACAACAATATTCCATATCATTGGCATAGAGATTTCCATAGCACTTCCTTTTTCTTTACAGATTACACATCTTTATGTTACGCTGCAAATATAAATTTGCTCCTCCCAACTAAGGGGTCTTTGCGACCCCTTTTTTCTTGTTATAGTACGAGTTGAGGCGTATTCTCCCTTTTACGCTTCACGGCGAAGCAGATACCCCCACCAAAATCTGCTTCGCCACTAGACGTATGATAGTAATATCTGCTATCATTAATTTGTGCACACATTTAGGAGACTTAAATGGCTATTGAAAAACCAATGAAGCCATCAGATTTAGACATCGAAGAAACAGACGCAGAAGAGATCGAAGTACAGATCGTAAATCCTGACGCTGTATCGATAGATACTGGTGACGGCGGAGTGGTTATTGATTTTGAAGGGAGCTTGACGGAAGAACTCGCTGGCCCTGAACACGACGCTAATTTTGCTGACCTTATTGATGAAGCTGAATTGCAATCAATGGCATCCAACCTTGTAGAAGAATTTAATTCTGATCGTGAGTCTAGAAAAGACTGGGCAAGAGCCTACGTTAAAGGCTTAGATCTTCTTGGGATGAAGATAGAAGAACGTAGCCAACCGTGGCAAGGGGCATCTGGTGTGTTTCATCCAGTTCTTACAGAAGCCGTTGTAAGGTTTCAGGCACAGGCAATGGGTGAGATATTTCCTGCGTCTGGGCCAGTAAGAACTAAGATTATGGGGAAACTTACGCCAGAAAAAATAGATCAAGCAGACAGAATCCAAACAGAGATGAACTATCTTCTGACTGAAGAGATGACGGAATATCGTGATGAGACAGAACAAATGCTCTTTAAGCTACCGCTTGCAGGTTCTGCTTTTAAAAAGGTTTACTACGACCCGTTAGAGGACAGACCCGTTGCTATGTTCGTTCCAGCAGAAGACTTCGTTGCTTCTTATGGTGCATCAGACCTTGCGTCTTGCCCACGGTACACGCACATAATGAAAAAAACATCTAACGAGATACTAGAGCTACAGGTTGCTGGGTTCTACCGTGAGGTAGATCTACCAGATCCAGAGCCA